CAGGGTGGAATAGCGGTTGTCGACGTTCTCAGTCTGGCCGGTGGCGGCAGTGCTTTGTGCTTGCGGCACGTAGAACTGACCGGCGCCGTTGACGGTAGTGACGCCACCCGATGCAGCAGCCAGGCGAATCGACTGGTCGTTCTTGAAGGTCTCAAAGCCGGCCACGTCGTTCGAGATCAGTGCGCGCTCGTAGGCGGTCATGGTCTCGCGCAGACCCGAAGTCTGCGGCTTGGCCAGGTTGCCGGCCATCGAGTTGTAGTTGCGCGGCGACAGGAACAGCTTGCGGTTCGCGGTCGGCACACCGATCTCGGTCATGCCGGCGTCAGCCTGGGCAACGTCGTCGAAACCGGTGGCGGCGCCAGTGCGTTTCACGAAGTTCGAACCCTGCAGGGCAGCGGTCAGGAACAGCGCGTAGTTGATGTCCGACGACAGCTTCTGCTTTGCGGCGTCGCCGTAGCGCTTCAGAGCCAGCGGGTCGCGCAGCTCTTTGGCGGTCATCTTGCCGTTGCTCGACTTGTGGAAGCCGATCGACACAGGCACGGCGAGGTCGGTGAAGTCGCCGAAGTTGGCGGTCTGGTCGAAGCCGTCATAGGACGCAGCGATATTCGGCGCCGGGATCCAGACTTTGTCGCCCACGCGCTGCATGCCTTGCGCATCCAGCGGGGTGTACTTTTCAGCTGCTTTGGCGATGACGAGACCGTCGTCGAAGCCTTCCAGCATATTGTCAAACATTACGCGTTCTTCGCGCAGCAGGCCGTTCGGCATGGTGATACTCCAGATAGAAAAGGTTGAGTTGAATTGCGGCGATGCCGCGTGCTGTTCACTCATCCGTTTCCGGCCGGACGGGGGCCTCTCATTGCGGTACTACGCTGCCCTTTGGTGGGCGAATCCTGGTGGCGCCGTCTTACGTGGACGCCTCACGGCAGCTTTTACGCTGCGGTCTTGCTCTTCTTGTCGCGACGGTAAGCGATCAGCTTCGAGCGGTCGCCAGTCTTGTCGGCTTCCGCTTCGAGGCGCGCTTCGACGTTATCGACTGCGCTTGCGCCGCCGGCCGTGCCGCGGACTTGCCGCTCAGGCGCCGGCGGGGTGTTGCGAGGTGCGACTTTCAATTGAGTCTCCAGTTTGGCGACGGCGAACGCGAATCGGACGGGGTCCTTGATCGCGGCCAGCTCCTTGGCCTTGGCCGGGTTGCGGCCCAGGGCGTACACCAGCAACTCGGGCTTGTCGGCGCCGTTGAGCATCACGCCGATTTGCGTTTGGCTCATCGTCTCGCGCACGACCTGTTCGGCGTCGTCGAAGTCCGGCACCTTCAGGGCGGCCTTCGCCGTGTTGTAGCCGGTCAGGCGTTCCTGCCACGCTGCCCGTGCGGCTTCCTGCTCGGTGCGCGCGGCGGCGGCATGCTCGTCTGCCTTGCGCTTCGCTTCGGTCCAGGCCAGCAGCTTTTCGCCGTAGACCTCACCATCGAAGTCGCAGCTTTCGAGGGTCGGCTTCTCGCCGACGGTCGGTGCTGCAGGTGCGGCTTGCTGCTGGGCAGCTTGCTGGGCCTGCTTCAGCTCACGATTCTCCTTGGCGAGTTCGCGCGCGGTCCTGCGCAGGTCCTTCACCCATGCGGGCGCCGGCTTGCCTTCGATCTCGTCGTCGGTTGCTGCTGGCGGGGCTTCATCGCCGATGGTGACGACGACTTCGCCGTCGTCGACGATGGGCGGGTTGCCCTGGTCTTCCGGCTGCTGGTCGTCGAGCGTCTCGCCCGATGCCTGCTGCTGATCGACCGGAGCCTGGTCGGACACTGCAGCAGCAGCACCGCCGGCGCCACCGTTACCTTGATCGTCCTGGAACTGCTCCCGGTAGGAGCGCTGTTTCCACATCCAGCTTTTGTACATTCAGATTCCTCTGTGTTCTCACCGATAGGCCCGGCGGGTGCCAACAGGCAAAATGATAGGAGGAAACTATCGCGGTGGAAACAATAATCAGCGGAATTATTTTGGGCGAAGCACTGGCAGCTATTCTTTCGGCTTGTTGTAATCGGGCGCCGGGGTCTGCTCGAAGCGCACAGCCTTGATCGTCGGCACGTTGTCGATAAGCGCACGCAGCACGCGGTGCCAGCCGTCCATGATGAATCCCTCTTGGCAAAGAATGATCGGATGGCTCGTATCAACATCGAGCGCCCGGCGTACATGATGAGCAATGCCATACGCCGAACCGACCGGCGCCCACACTTGCGAGCCGGAATAGATCGCGCTCAGAGGCAGGTCGAACGGAATTAGATCCTTTGCCTTGGCAATCAGGTTGGTGACAACCCACACGCTTTCACCATCCTGAAAGGTGTTTTCGTCGACCCTGCATCCTGTGATTTTTACCGGGCTGTGGTCGCTCATTGCGGCATCTCCGGCGTGGCCTGGGGCTGATCCTGCGCCGCCGGCTGCGTTGCCTGGTCCAGCTTCATCGCCAGATCGAACGCATGCGCCTCGCGGCCCTGCTCGACGCCGGCTAGGGTGGCGATCGTGTCGGCGTGCGCCAGCGCGACCTTCGCGTCGGTCAGCACGCCGTTCTTGCGTGCGCTGTCGGCGTCGGCCTGGGCCTTCGCGGCGGCCGCCTGCAGGTATTCCGCCTGCGGGTCAGGCTTCTGGTTCTGCTGCTCGGCGGCCAGCGCCTTCTTCTCTTCTTCGTTCGGCTCGATGACACCCATGCGCACCAGCTGCTGGCGGTAGTAGGCGCGCATGTCGCCCATGCCTTCGCCTTCCATGTTCATCATGATTTGCGAGGTGATGATCTTCTGGTCCTGCGGGTCGACGACCATCTGCAGGATGTTGATCAGGCCGCGCACGGTAGCTGCCTTGCGGCTGATCGAGGACGGGCCGACGTCCGGCACAACGTCGAACTTGGCGCGTGAAAGGTCGTTGGACAGGTAGCTCGCGCCGCTTTCCTCGTCGATCATCGGCTTGAGCAGCTCGATCGTGCCGGTCTGGTCGGCCTGGCTGACGGTCTTCATTTTGCGGCCGGGCTCGACGAGCAGCTCCTTCGCCATCGATTGCCACACTTCGCCGACGCGCTTGATCGTCTTTTTGAAGTTGTCGATGTAGATGAAGGTCTGCATGTCCAGACGCTGCTGGATCAGCTCGACGGCCTTGCCCGACTGGTTCGGCTGCAGCTGCTCGCCGGCGGCCTGGTTGCCGAGCATGTCTTCGAGGGCGGTGGCGGCCAGCTGGGCGAGGGCGGCCATTGCAGGCGGCATGTTCGGCGCCTTCGTGTACTGGAGCACAGGGAGCTGCGACGGGCCGCCCTGCGGATCGGTCAGCGAGTTGAGCAGCAGGTACGGGTATTTCTGGATCGCGTCGTCGGCCCACATCTGCGCATGGCCGGCGATCATCTCAGGCGTCACGACCGGCTTTTCGATGTCGAAGCGTGATGCCATTTCGGCCAGCCACGACTTGATCATGTTGTCCAGGACCTGCGCGTCGCGCGCCAGGCGCACGTGGCCCTGATAACGCTCGATGCCGTCGATGAACATGCGCTTGCCGTAGAACGGCACGATCGGGATGCACGTGCCGGCGATGTAGCCCTCGTCGGACAGGATCCGGCCGCCGCTCATGATGTACTTGTGGACCTTGCGCACCTTGCGGCGCTTCTCGCGCATCTTGCGGAAGCCGCGGGCCTCGAGCTCGGCCTGCTTGTTCGGGTCGTCCTGGAGTTCCTTGTCGGCCACCTCCATTTCGTCCGGCTCGTCGTCGCCCAGGGCCAGGCCACGGAAGAAGTGAACCAGCTCGGTCTTTTCCTCGATCTCGTAGACCTCGGCGACCCACACGACGTCCGGCGTGCACCAGTCGAATGAGGCCTGGGTGATGTCCTTCGGCCAAGTCGTCGAGTTGTCGCCCCATTCTTCCTCGTAGTCGGCGGGCGCCATGCTGTTCAGGACGTAGCAGCGCTTCGCGTCCGACTTGTCGAACTCCTTGCCGTCGAGCGAGAAAAACACGGTGCTGTCGGCCTCGTGGATCGGCTTGATGGAGATACGCTGACGGGTGTCCTCGTCGTCGCTGTCGTCCTCGTACCGGGCCTGCAGGCGGATCGCGCCCATGCCGCCGGTCGTGCCTTCCTCGAAGCAGTTGTCGTAACCGTCCTGGCCGCCGCTGTCCTGCTCGTCGGCGCGGAACAGGCCGTCCATCGTGTCGGCTAGGTCGTCGGCGCCGCTGCCGTCCTTGGCAACGAAGTCGACCGTGATCCGGTTGTTGCGATATTCGTTGATTACCCGCAGGACCGCGAGCGCGACCTTGTTGAACTCGAAGCGCGGCTTGTTCTCGAACTGCTCGCCGACCGCGCCTTCCCACTGCGCGCCAGGAATCCAGCAGAAGCGGCGGTCGGCCAGGCACTGGACGCGCACCTCGCGGGTAGCGCTCTGGATCTTGTCGTAGTCGGAGAGGAAGAACGCGTGCTTCGCGGCGAGGCGCTGTTCGTTGGACGGTCGGCTCATAGCTGAGTTCTTTCGGATAAAAAGTTTCCGATAGTCTACAGCTATGAATTGCGGGCCGGAAATAGAATCAGACGAACTGTATTTAATCACTCAACAGTGGAACATCGTTTACGGTAGGCTTGTAGTTCTAACATCACATTAGGAAAACTCGTGGAACAAAATTTAAACTTGTTGTTGGCGGCTGAGGTAAACAACCTCGCTCGTAGTTACCTAAATTTCGGCCGGGACCGAGCGAGGCGACAACTTCGTGACGATCCGCAAATTGAAGAAAAGATGATCGAATGGGAAAAAGAGAACGGGGACATGGACAGACTTATCGGGATCGCTTACATGGATATAATCGCGGTGAGCCGCAAGATCCAGAACCTCAATCTTGATCCGAAGTATGCCGATGCGCTGAGTTACGTGCCCAAAAGCTGAGCACTGTCACCTCCGCCTGATTGGCAGGGCCATCAATTGGCCTTGCCGGTCTCGGCGGCGGCGCGGACGATAGCGCGGCAAGTCGCGATAAGCGGATCGTTCTGCGCTGGTTCCGAATAAAAGCCATCTGCAAACACGGTTGGACCATTTTGCCAGCCGATGTCTATGCGCAGCCGCACCGCCAGCTCGAGTGCATCGCCGCTGAACCGCAGCGGATTCCAGCTGAACTCGACGTGACCGTCAGCGAAGTACAGGTTCGCATATCCTTCGCCCTCGGCCTCTTCGAAACGCACGGCGCCCAGGGCGCGCGCCGCCAGTTCCAGCAGCTCGCGGTCGGCCTTCGAGATGCTCTTTCGCGGCGGCGCCGGCAGCTCGTCCACGTAGTCGTCATCGTCGTCGATCATCTTCCCTCCGTTGTCATCCCGGCATTCTACCGGCGGCGGAACGGCGAGGCCATGGGGATCGGGGTGGACGTCGGCGCGCGCGGCGCCGGCGCAACCTGCACGTTCGTGATCGCATCGAACATCGGGTCCAGTTGGTCGTCGTGCGCGCCACCAGGGAACGTCGAGGCCTCGGCCAGCAGGTCGGACAGCCAGGGCGCGTCCTGCGGCAGCAGCACGTTGCCGCTTTCGATGAAAGGCGCCGCGTCGTAGCCGCGCGACAGCTTGTCCTTGCTGCGCTGCACGGGGATGATCGCCACACCCTCGCGGCGCAGGGTCTGGATCAGGCCCGTGCCGGATACCTTGTCTTCGACGACCATCGCGCGCAGCGGCGCGCCCGGCGCGGCCTTGTGCTTGTGCCAGAAAGCGCGGGCCTGGACCAGCAGCTCGGGCGCCTCCCACTTCCCTCGGATCTGGTCGATCAGCACGGCCTGGCCGACGGTCGACCGCCCCCAGCACTGGAACACCGAGTAGTCGTTCTCCTCGCCGGTCTTCTGCGCGGTGTCGGCGTGGATCGTGCGGAACTCGAGCTGGGGCAGGGCGGTGTAATAGCGGAACCACGCCTCCTTGATGATGCCGCCGCCGCGCGGGGCCGGGCGCTGCTGCAGCTGGCCGGCCGTGCCGTAGGAGCCGAGCGTCTTCTCCAGCTCTTGCACCTGGTCCTCGCCAAAGCGCTCAGGGAACATTAGCTCGCCTTCCTCGGTGCGCGGGTCCGTCCAGCCGATCGAGGTAGTGCAGCGGCGCGCCGGCTCAAAGCGCATCGGGATGCACAGGTGCGTGTACGGCAAGTCCATATCCTTGATGACGCCTGACACGTCCTTCTCGTTCAAGCGCTGCATCACCACCACAATTGCCGATTTGTCGGAATTGACGCGAGTGGGCAGGGTTTCGGTGAAGGCGAGGCGCGCTTCCTCCAGGGCTGCGGCCGAGTTGGCATTGTCGGCGCTGATCGGGTCGTCAAGGATCACTCGATCGCCGCGCACGCCGGTCATCGAGGTAAAGGCACGCGCCTGGCGGAAGCCCTTGTTCACGTTGCCGAATTCCTTCTTACCGTCCAGGTCGCGCGCCATCTCGAGCGGCCACAGCTTCTGGAACCACTCGGACTTGACCAGGTCGCGGCACTTGCGGTTGTCTCGGATCGCCAGCGTCTCTTCGTGTGCGGTCCCGACGAAGCGCATTTCTGGCGTACCCCGCGGGCCCCATTCCCATGCCGGCCAGATGACGCCGGTCAGGAGCGATTTCATCGACCCAGGGGGCACGTTCATCAGCAGGCGCTTGATCTGGCCGTGCGTGACCGCTTCCAAGTGCAGGCAGATCGCATCGAGTGCCCAGCCCCATTTGAGTTCGGCGGCCGGCTCCAGCACGTGCCAGGCACGCTGGGCGAAGTGCGCGAGGGAACGCTTACAAAGCTCACGCTCGACGTTCAACAGGTCAAGGTCGTTCAGCTGCATCTTTCGCTTTCATGATCTCGGCCAGCACGGCGGTCGGCAGGGCGCCGACATCGATCGTCGCCTTCGTCTCTACCGGCGGCAGGTCCGCAGCGCCGCCGATCGCCAGCTTCTCGCCATAGACGCGTGGCCGGAGCTTCGCTGCCATCCACTTGCGTGCGTCGACGCGCAGTTTCGACCGCGCGATGACGTCGTAATCGGTGCGAGTATGCCCGTTGTCGTCGGCGTACTTGTCGTTTCGGCCATCGTCCGCGATCTCCAGGATGTCGTCGAACAGGCAGTCGGCCTGTGCCTCGCGTGCGCGCGCGTACTGGTCCGAGAATGCCGGCTGCTCGCTCAGCCACTTAAACACGGTGGACTTTGACGGCATATCGTCGGCAGCACAGATAGAGCGCAGGCTGTGACCCTCGGCGAGCGCTTCACAGATCAAATCTGCGATCTGCTGCGTGAACGTGGTCGGCGGCCCCGGTGGCTTCGGTGACTCGGGCGGCACTTCGGCTGGCTTCTTCTTCGCCATATCAGTTCTCGTGGGAAATAACCGTCATGATGCCACTGATCATTTATCCAGCGAAAGCCTAATCCGCTTCCCGTCCTCGGTCATGAGGCCGGCCGCGATGTTCTGCTGCCGCTGCTCGTCGGCGGTCATTCGAAGCCATGGGTTCGGACGCCAGTTGCCGTCGATGTCGAAGATGCCCCAGCAGACGCGGAGCATGGCGCGGTCAGCGGCAGCCTTTTCGTCATCGGTCATGCGCTGGGCCTTTGCCAAGTACCGAACACTGCCCACAGCAGCGGGTCCTTTGGCGGGACCTCGATAGGCTTTGGCCCGGACAGGGACCACACAAGGCCGGCATCGCCTAGTGCGGACTTGCGGCGGTCCTTGAAGCTGGTCACCTTGCCCTCCACCTGGAGCGCGAGCAGCGCGCGGTAGACCACTTGGCGATCAGCCCCCAAGAGCGCGGTAAGCTGCTGGGTGGTGCGCTGCTTCGGCGCCAACTCGATCAGGAGCGCGGACTTGAGGGCGTCGGTTGCCCGGCGCGCCTCATCCCGTGAAGGTCGGGCAGCTGCCGTCGAGTTCAGGGTCATGGCTGGCTCCCGGCCAGTGCGTGGACCATCGGCGCCCACAGCGCGCAAGGCGTCGGATGGATTGCGACACGCGGGCGGGCGCGCCTCGAGATCGGTTTGTCGGGCAGGTTGCCGAGCGCGTAGACCGGGGCCGGTATTCCGGTTCCAGCTGGCGGAATCGAGCCGGTGATGTGGATCTTCTCCGCCTGGCGCAAGTCCCTGAGGTAAACCGTGACGCGGCTACGGCTCATCTCGAGGCGCTCGGCCAGCTGCGCGGCGGTTTGCGGCAGTGCCAGCAGCGTCAGGATGCGCGCGCGGCGCCCGTCGGCCTTCTTGGGGCGCGGGCGCTTCCGCTTGAGCACGTAGACGGCATCCTTGCCCGGCCCGGCCTTAAAGATGCGCGCCGGCGTCTTGAGACCCTTCTCGTAATGGCCGCAGATGTGCAGGCGGCGTGGCTTCTCGTCCAGCAGGCGCCGCATGAAGCGATCGACCGACGTTTGCGCCAGGTAGAGGCGGGCGGACAACTGCTGCCCTGTGAGCGGCTCTTTCGCGATTGCGGCGAGGATGCGGCCCATCTGCCTTTCAGCGACTTTATTCTTTGCCATTACGCTGCCTCCTTCTTCAGTTGTTTGAGCTTGGCCGAGTACTCGGCCTTGATCCGCTTGAGGTCGTCGATCGTGTACATGCGCGGCGCCTGGTCCGCCTCCAGAGCCTCGACGGCGGCGAGCCCGATGCGCTCGATCATCCCTTCGCGGAACGCTGCCCGCGTGGTGCCGCCCGGCCTGTTGTGGCCCTTCAGCTGCTTGTGGACGTTCAGCTCGACGAAGCGCAGATGGGGCGCGCTGCCGCGGCTCAGGTAGTGGCCGGCATCCCACTGGCCGCCGGTGAGTCGGTCCTTCTCGTCGAAGAACTTGCCGCAGCAGATGCAGGGCTGATCGCGGTCGCGGAACCGGATGAATGCGTTGAACGCTTTCTGCGCGGCTTCGAGCCAGGCGCCGCGATCCATGCGCTCAACCTTGAGTTCGCGGTCCTGGCGCGCTGCCAGGCGCTTCCGCTCGGCGACGGCATGCACGGCTGCACACTCGGCGCCGCACACCTTGTGCATCATGTTCCGCGGCTGGAAGCGGTTGGCGCAGCCTTTGACGGCGCACTTGCGTGTGCGGGCCGGCTTGAGCATGCCGGTGCGGGCGATCGGGGATCGGATCATGATGCCTCCGGGGTCCGGCCCATGGCCTCGCGCGCGAACCGTACCTGGATCGACATCAGCGACTTGTCGCCATGCTCTTCGCGGTACAGGATGCGTTTGGCCCAGGCCTTGTCGTCGCGGCCGGCGGTGGTGTTCACTGGGAAGCGCGCGGCGGCTTCCAGCTCGATCTGTAAGCTCATGGGCGCCTCGCGTCGCTGAGGTGGTGGACTTGGGCGCTCGGCTGACTGCCACCAGCCTTGCGCGCATCGGCCCAGGTGAACGCGCAGATGAACGCGTTTTCGTGGAGTCGGCTATGCACGCGGTCCCCGACGAACTTCGCCAGGTCGGCCAGCGGCTGATTGCTGATCGCGATAACGGGCTTGTTCTCGTTGTACCGGCGGTTGATCACCTCGGTCAGCAGCAGGTTGGCGTTCTCGCGGTCCGGCTTGGCGTCGATCTCGTCGAGGATCAGCACGTCGTACTGCAGGAAGCGCAGGATTTCGCCCTCTTGGCTCTTCCGCTCGTCGCTGTAGCTGGCCTGAATCTCGCTGATCATCCCGTTCGCCGTGATGTAGCGGATCGAGCGCACGGCGTTTTTGATGAGCGATTGGGCCAGGTCGCAGGCCAGCAGCGTTTTCCCGGTGCCGGTGGTGCCGGAGAGGATCAACGATGCCCAGGCCGGCTCGCCTAGGATGAAGTCGCGGAATAGGCGCGTCGTGTGGCGCACCGTCTTCTGGTCCGGCGTGCTGGCGATGAACTTCTGATCCACGTACTTCTTCGGGATCGTCGCGGCGTTCATCAGCGCGGCGGCACGCTCGGCCATCCAGCCATCACGCGCTTCGGTGGCAAGCAAGGTATCGAGGCAGCGCGGGCAGTGCCAGGCTGCGCCCTTGCGCACCAGGACGTCGGCGGCTCCGTGCTGCTCGCAAGTGCCGGCCAGCATGTGCATGCCTGCCAGGCCGGAGATCAGGTTTTGAATGGGTTCCATGGTCGTCTCCGTCACAGTGGGCTGTCGTCGTCAAGGTCGGCAGCCGTCACGCCCATGCGCTCCAGGCCGGCATGCATCGCCGCCACGTCGGCAGAGCGGTCCACACCCTCGAAGTGGAATTTCTGCGACTGGCCGCCGGTACTGCGCGGGGCAGAGCGCCGATCACCTGGCGCAGCGGCGCCGCCGGCCTGTACCTTCGAAGCGTCGGCAGCCCAGCGGGTCAGGATGGCGACCACATAGCCCAGGCCGATACTCTCGTTCGGCTTGGCAGTCCTCGCCTCGGTGCATGCGGCCGTTACGGTCTGGACGGTCACACCCTGGTCGGCAAGGGCGATCAGGCGAGGGTCAGCAGGCTGCGCCTTGATGCCGGCCGCGTTGAAGGCGATGCTCAGCTGAACGGCGGTCGGCAGATCAGCGCGCGCGGCTTGCTCGCTGGGGATCGGTGAATCAGGATTCAGTGGTAGGGGATCAGGAATCAGAGAATCAGCCGGATTGCCACCATTGGACTCTGGTGCTTGCACCGTGCTTGCACTGTGCCCGCCTACTGGCGGTATGAGGCTAGCCTTCTCGTCCCTGTGCGGATTCTGGTGTTTCCTGAATGCGAGCACCTGAATAAAGCGTTCGCCATCAACCTCGTACCGTGTGAGAAAGCCGGAAGCCTGGAGTTCATTCAGGCCAGCGTCGACGTCTACGCTGTCGGCCGGGAAAAGGTTCATCTTGATGCGCTTCGGCTTGTCCTCGAGGCGGCCCTCGCGATCGGCCAGGGTCCACAGGCCGATGAACAGCAGGCGGGTGGAGAAGGGAAGTTCGACCAGCTCTTCGTTGCTGAAGAAGCCGGGTTTGATGTTGCGTGCGCGTGCCATCGTCAGTGTCCCTTCTCAATCAGGGGAATCTGGCGGGGGTCCGATTTATCGAGCACGTAGATCACCGTGCGCTTCGGCGCGATGAGCACGTGGTCGCAGTCAGGGTCACCAGCGGCGACAGCGATCGAGGCAGCACGGAAGCAGACGCTCGCGCGCTGGCCCATGAAGTGGCAGCCGTCGCATTCGCCGAAGATCGGCGCCTGGACGGCCTTGATGCGGATGGTGTCGGGATCGATGGGCGCGGCAGTGTCGCCCGTCCAGCTGGGGGAAAGGATGTTGGTCGTCATGGCTGCGCACCAGACTTGCGGTATTTCTCGACGGCCTCGGCCAGCTCGTTTCCGCTCTGTTCGTACCGGCCTACTGCGCGCGCCTTTTGGTCGCGTGATGCGGTCTGCACGGCCTGGCGCCGATCGTACCAGTGACAGGCCTTGGCGATAACCTTTGTCGCCGCAGTGCTTTCGGGTGATAATTCAGTCATCAATTCAGTCCTTTCTCGGCCCGGCTCCACACCGGGCTATTTTTTCGTCTGCTCGCTGCGCAGTCGGAAGCCATTAAAGATTCCTCCGGATCGGCATCGGGCGAGCAACTGGCCTCTGGCTGGCCCCTGTACCAGCCGCACCGCGCCGCCTAACATGGGCGCTCACTTCACGCTTCATGAGCAGGTAGGCATGGGTCGCACTGGGCAAGCCCTTGGCGGCTGAGCACTTGGCAAACGCTTCCTTGAGCTTCTTCGTGGTCCGAACGCGGGTGATTTCGTCACGCGGTCCGTCGTCGAGTTGGGCGAGTGCAGCGGCGGCAATTGCTGGGTTGAGGTTCTTCACGGTATTTCTCCTTGGTGGTGCGGATTACGAGGATTGGTTCAGGTGCTGCTAATAAATGGACTGTGGGCAACTTTTTGGGCAAACAAAAAGCCGCCGGATTAGGGGGCTTGAGCCGCGGCCACAGTGCGGCGCTTGACGCACCGCTGCTTGTGCAGCTCAAGCAGCCGAGTTCCAATCAGCATTGATGGCCGAGCGCCGCGCTTACCGTGGCGGAACGCGTTGATCGTTGGCTGGCTGCAAGGGACCAAGTCAGCAAGCTGCTGCTCGGTCAGGCCAGTCCCCAGAAGTTCAGATGTGATTTTTTGGAAGTCCATACATGCACATTATCACGTTTGTGTTTGCATCGTCAACACCAACGTGATTGTGATATGTATTACATTCGTGATATGAGAACACTTGCAGAAAGATTGGTCTGGGCGCGTGAGCGTCAGGCGTTAACACAGGAAGGACTGGCCAAGTTGGCCGGCGTTTCACAAGGGACTATTGGCAACCTTGAGTCAGGGTCACGCCAGAGTGCGCGAAAAATTGTGGAGATTGCAGCTGCACTCAAGGTCGATGCTGGATGGCTCGCCGGCGGCAAGGGGGCGGCGGTGCCGGGCGACGACACGTCAACGTCCGGGCAGCCGATCCGAGCATTACATGCAGACGATCCTTTGCCTGATGATGTTGTGCAGGTCCCTGAATCGCGGATCGAATTCTCGGCCGGGAACGGCAAAACTGCGACCTTTGAGCTGGTCGAGGATGGAGAACCCGCTATATACCGGCGCAGCTGGCTGCAAAAGAATGGGCTCAAGCCCGAGCACATTCGACGCTTTCCGGTAAGCGGAGATAGCCAGGAACCGATTCTTTACGACGGAGATGTTGTGCTAGTCAACCTAGATGAAACAGAAGTGGTCGACGGCAAGCTCTATGCAATTCGTTATGACAACGATCTACGCATTAAATTCTTATTCCGGAAACTCGATGGCACGCTGATTTTGCGCAGCAAAAATCCGGCCTATCCAGACGAAGAGGTGCCGCCGAATGTGGCGAACGAATATATTTCAATTATTGGTCGGGTGCGGGATAAAAGCGGGAAGGGCGGGCTGTAATGCGACCACAGGACGACATCGACGCTGCAGAGGCCAATGACCGCCAGCTTGAACAGCTTGCCAAGCGAGGTAAGGCAGAGTCCGATTTTGTGCTTGCCGTAAGAACTGCAAGACAGACGTGCGAAGAAGCTGGGCTAGACTTGACGTTTGATGATTTCGGTCATGCTAATTTAAGTGAATTTCAGGTGCATAAAGCGATTAGATATACAAAGGAAGATGCATCTGCGGCACTTATTTTGCAAGTTGTGATATTGAAGCGACTGGATCGCAATCAAAAATATTCCCTTGTAATTATTGCTCTTCTAGTCAGCATCCTGTTTCGCATAAGCGGAATTTGGTAAAAATAATCCCCGCCCATGGTGGCGCGGGGAGCGGGAAGAATATGACAACAGTGGTTGAGCGCGAGATAATAATCGAGTTGGCGCGAAGCGTCGCAAACATTGGCGAGGCCGTGAAAGTAATTGGCGGGGCTATGCCGCTTCTTGAAACTAGGGATGAGGTGGACAAGTTATGTGATGAGTCGATCGAGTCGCTGAAGACGATCCTCAACTTGATCGACCAGGAGTGGCTTAAAGATGGCTGATCTCTACAACATTTCTGACCAGCTCGGTCAACGGCGGCGCCGTGTGCATGGCCCACTTGACAGCGGAGGCGGGCCGCCGGATGATCCTCGTATGGAAGAGCGATTCAAAAAGCTAGAGGGCTTGGTAGAAAAGACTGTCGAGCGCATCGTCAACATCGAGCGTGACATGGCCGTCGTGCGGTCGAACTATGCTACGAAGGAAGACCTGCACAAAGAGATGAGCGTGCAAACCTGGAAGCTTGTGACGTTCGTATGTGGCTTCGGCACCGTGCTTGTTACCGCGACTTACTTCATCGTCGCGCACGTTTCAAAATAGTATGACCGCGCCCCAGGCGTCAGCCGCGACAGCTCCACAGCCGGCGAAGTAAAGCAATTAATCAAGAACACCGACTAGCCCGCCCTGAGCGGGCTTTTTTACGCCCATCCTCCACGCCCCGCCAACCGGGAGCTACCTCGCGCCGGCCAAGCGTGATGAAGGCCAAAAAATTTTTCCAGTTCAATCACAAATGTGTTTGACATTCATAAACACATACGTGATAATCATTCCAACGAAACGAGCTCAGCACCGCGAGCCGCCGAACTGGAGAACACCGATGTCGAACCGCTTTGCACTCTTCCTCTTTGCCGCCTGGTGCCCGCTGCTGTTGCTGGGCGGCGGTGTGCTGGGCGAGCTTTACCTGGCTGAGTTTGGCGCGCTCGGCGCGACCAAGCAGATGGTGCTGATCTATGCCTACGTGCTGACGCTGTTCGCGCCGCTGATCTGGAAAGCATTCCTGTCGAAGTTCTGACTGGACGATCCCCATGAGCCAGACCAATAGCCAGCGCTTCAACGTGAGCATCACTTTCCCGAACGGGGTATTTCAGGCAGCAGCCATCGCTGCGACGCCGAAGCGGGCTTTCGAGCTGGCCCTGGTGGACGCTCACATGGGCAACCCCTTCGAAGTCTACGTCGGCCCGGTGCAGAGCTGGGAAGCGGTGCCGACCGGTTGACCGATTTACCCAAGCGCCGCGCCTGGGAGCACAACGCGCGGATTGCCCTGAATCTCGGGTCAGGAAATAGAGGGAGCGGGAACTCGAATGCCCTGGCAGCCGGAACAGACGGCACCCAATAACGAACAGGAGAGCAGGGATGAATATCGACTTGGCAGCGCTGGGATTTACAAAAGAAGAACTACAGAACCGCGTGATTGATCAGATCGTCGAAAGTGTCATGTACGGCCGGTATGCCGACGAAGAAGGCGACGAGACCTTCCGGGATTCCCGCTTCAAGCAGGAACTCGACAAGCGGGTCCAGGCGCGTATCGACGACACGATCAACGCCATGGCCGAGAAGCACATTCTGCCGAACGTCAGCCAATACATTGAAACGCTGACCTTGCAGGAAACCAACCAGTGGGGTGAGAAGAAGGGCAAGGCTGTTTCGTTTGTCGAATACCTGGTCCAGCGCGCGCAGGCATACATGCAGGAAGAGGTGAACTCTAGTGGCAAGACGCGTGCCGAAGACGGCTACGGATTCTCCGGCAAGCAGACGCGCATCACCTACCTGATCCACCAGCACCTGCACTACTCGATTGAAACCGCAATGAAGGAATCGCTGGCTGTCGCGACCGGTGAGATCGCCAAAGGCATCCACGAAACCGCGCGCCACAAGTTGAACGAGATTGCGGCCAGTTTGAAAGTCACGGTGAACACGAAATGATCGCCGCCACCTTCATCCGCGTCCCGCGCCGCATGTTCCGCCGCCTGGCCAAGCCGTTGGCCTTGCTGCTGACCACGATCCGCCTCGAGCAATCGGAACTCGAGCTGACGCGCCTGCAAATCCTGCGCGCCGACCTGGCCGAGGCGGAGGGCGCCATGCACCTGCACCAGGTCCGGCTGATGCAGGACCGCCGCGCGGTGGAGGGCTGGTGATGCTGCGCTTCGTCGTCCACCAATACCGCCACGCCTGCCGCGCCGGCTTCGGCCGCCGCAAGGCAATCGCCCGCGCAGTTCGCACCTATCGCTATGGATTCTGACCATGAACCGATTCGAGCAGAAAGCCCACGAAACCCTGCTGGCCCATGAAGCACGCCAGCGCCGCTATGCCGCCGGTTTCCCACCGCGGCCACCGCGCCCGATGGGACCGACCTGGGCGCCGATCCTGACCGAACAGCAGCAGGCCGAGCAAGAGCAGTACATCAAAGACCACAACCTGCCGTTTTGACGGCGAATAGGAGAACGAAATGAAATTTACGAAAGCTACGCGTCAGAAGGCACGGCTACGGCTCGCACTGACGGGGCCGAGCGGCTCGGGCAAGACCTGGGGCGCGCTGCTCCTGGCCCTGGGCCTGGGCGGCAAGATCGCGGTGATCGATACGGAGCGTGACAGTGCTTCCTTGTACTCGCACCTGGCCGACTTCGACGCCCTGAACCTGTCGGCGCCATTCACGCCAGAGCGCTACATCGAGGCGATCAAGGCTGCTGAGGCTGCGGGATACGAAACGCTGATCATCGACAGCATCACGCACGAGTGGAGTGGTGTCGGCGGCTGCCTGGAGCTGGTCGACCAGATCGCACGCTCGAAATACAAGGGCAACAGCTGGAGCGCCTGGAACGATGTGACGCCGCGCCACCGCGCGCTGCTCGACGCGATCCTGCACAGCTCGATGCACGTGATCGTCACCCTGCGCAGCAAGACCGAGACCGCGCAGACCGAGGAAAACGGCCGCAAGAAGGTCGTCAAGCTGGGCATGAAAGCCGAGCAGCGCGACGGCTTCGAGTACGAAATGACCGTGGTGCTGGACCTGATCCACGACGGTAACTTCGCTGCGGCGACGAAGGACCGCACCGGCTTGTTCACCGGCGAGACCCCGGCGCCCATCACCACCGAAACCGGCGAGCGCCTGAAACAGTGGCTGGAGACCGGCGCCGAGCCGCCGAAGGTCGAAATGCTGACCGAAGCGCAGATTGCCGACGTCGAGGCCCTTGCTGACGAGTGCGGCGTCGAAGTGGCGCGCATCCTCAAGGCGGCGAAGGTCGAGCGCCTGGCCGACATCGAACAGCACCGACTCGAAGGCGTCACCGCCTGGATCCACTCGAAAGCCATTCAACCCGCCGAAGGAGCACCAGCATGACTGCATTGACCCTTTTCCAGATCGCCGCCGACTATCGCCACGTGACCGATGTTCTGATGGACATCGGCGTTGACGAGCAGACCCTGACCGACACGCTGGAAGGCGAACGCTGGTCGCTTGAGCTGAAGGCGCAAAACTACGGTTTCGTGATCCGCAACATGGAAGCGACCGCGGCCGCGATCAAAGAAGCCGAGAAGCAGATGGCCGACCGCCGGAAAGCGATCGAGAAGCGCGCCGCCGCTCTGGTCGAGTATCTCAAGACCGGCATGGAGATCGCCGGCGTGCAAAAGCTCGAGACTCCGCACTTCGCGCTGACGGTCAAGAAGAACCCGCCGGGCGTTGAAGTGTGGGACGAGCGCCAAATCCCGGCCGAGTTCATGCGTACGCCGGAGCCGCCGCCCCCGGTGCCGGTTCCAGACAAGGCCGCGATCAAGGAAGCGCTCAAGGCGGGCAGGGAAGTGCCGGGCGCGCTGCTGGCTCAGGGGACGAGGCTGGAAATCAAATGACGCCTGATGCAGAAATCAACATCTTCAAGTCGCTCGACTTCATCCGCGACAACGCGCCGATCTACGCAAAGGCGAAAGCCGATCGCGTCTACCTGGAGCAGTACCGCAAGACGAAGAAGGCGCTCGGCATGCGCAAAGCAGAGCTTGAGGGCCACAAAGCGTCGGCGGCCCAGGAGCGCGAAGCCTACGCCGACGAGGACTATATCGAGCTGCTGAACGGCCTGCGTGAGGCCGTGGAAATCGAAGAGCGCTTGAGGTGGATGATCGTCGCCGCCCAAGCAAAGATTGAAGTGTGGCGCACGCTGGAAAGCACCCGCCGGATCGAAGCGAAGACTCTGTAAATCAAAAGAAGGGGAGAGACCATGAACGAGATTATGACGATGCGCACCGACCTGGCGAATCATTTTGCCGCCGCCGGCGCCGAGCTGCTGGAGTTCACGATGACCGCAGGCGCGCTGGCAGCGATCCCGAACACCACGCCGCAGCAGTACGCGGTGGCCGGCACGCTGGAGACGATCATGAAGGTGCTGCCGGCCGCCGAGCCGAGCCACCCGCAGCGCCGCCTGCGCCACGGCGACCGCCCGACCGAAGCGCTGAGCTTTGACGACGCGCTGGCAGCAGCGCCAGTACAGCAGGCCCAGCCACTTATCGGCAAGTTGATGGATGAGTTCTCGGCTTTGCCGATGCTGTTCCCCGATGGATGCCAAGAGCCGGGCGCGCTGGTGCGGCACTCGGACGTATTCAACATGCTCGTCGCCGCCAGCAAATTGCAGGCCGCGCCAGTCGATACGGTCAACCAGGCACCGCGCGAAACAGATGAGCAGCCAAAAGCCGACAGCGAAAAGCTGCGCGAACTGGCCGAGGCGTATCGCACCGCGCCTCTTGTGTTCAAGACTGGCGAGCGCAGCCACATTGACATCGCGCTTGACGCAATCTTTGAGTACGTCGCCGCTGCGCGCCCGACCGACGATCATCTGTGGGACGAGACGATCCGCGACCGCGACACCTACCACGACTGGGCGGACAAGCTGGCCGAGGCCATCAGCAAGCACTTCGGCGCCTACATCGGCGAGCACAGCAATACGAACTGCCCATGGGCCGAAGCGCTGGAAGCCATCGAGTGCGCTACTCCTGTCGCAGCTAACCAGACTGACCGCGATGCCGAAGCGCTGGACGCCGCGCGCTACCGATACCTGCGCGGCTCCGCAACGGATATTGCAAACGTCATCGACAAAGAGTTCGCGCCAGGAATGTGGGAATACCGCGCTGGCGAAGAACTTGATGCCGAAATCGACGCTGCTATTCGCGCCCTGAAAGGAGCGGCAGCGAAATGAGCGACCTGAACACACTCTACATCGCGCTTATGGCTGGGAAGGCAAGCAATCAGGCGCTGGCCACATGGGTACATAACGCAGACGGGCGCGATTTGGTGCGCAGCCGCGAGCGCGAGCTGGATGACGGACTCGCAGCGTACCGCCGCCTCTCCGACGCCCTGCGCGACGGCCGCAAGCATATCGAGCCGCCCGACGATTGGAAGCCAACCGAATGCTATTGCAGCGCTCCGACGTGTTCGCCGCCGTGCGGCTTCTGCACCGATCCGGCTAACGACGAAAATAACGAGGACTGACCCATGACCCACTCTACCCCTAGCGCACAGAGTAGCGCACTCGACCTCGACAACGAAGAAACGCTGTCGTGCCCATTCTGCAACAGCCGCAAAATAAGCGACGGTGAGGTCTCCACGACCGACATTGCTGGCGAAACTATCGTGCAATCTATGTGCATGGACTGCGGCGCTGCCGGGCCTGGCGGGGCTCTTGAGCAAGGCGAGATCGACTATGGCGACGTGAAGGCGCGCGCCGCCTGGAACCGCCGCGCTACTCCTGCTGGAATAGAAGCGCCGACCCGCTGGGAATCTCGCGTTAATCAGGATGCGATTCAGTTCCGCGCCGACCGAGATGAGGCTATTAAGCGCAGCATGGGCCAGGAAATTGCCGAGTGGCGCGCCACCCATCCCGCCGATCCATCTGGAGTAGCGAGTTCCGAGCAGCAGGATTTGCACGTCATGCCGCCCACGCGCGGCACCGATAGCCTGCACAGTGCATGGATCACGACAGCCGAGAAGGTTGGCAATGCCTTAAACCTGGCGATGGAAATATGCGACGCCATTCCAAGCCGCTTGCACAAGAATGAGGATAGCCAGCTTGCAAACATCGGCATGCTGGTCAACGCGCAGGATGATGGCTCGCACGGCTATGCGCTCATTCGTAATGCGCAAGCAGCTTTCGCCGGATGGCGCGCCGCTCCATCTGATGATATTGAGGCGAACGACGACATGAATCAGAGCGAGGTCGAAGCGTTCCAGAAGTACATGGCGAGTATCAAGCCCATCGTCAACCCTGAGCCGTTGCAGGTTTGGCTTGCCGCCAGTCGTGAAGGCTACTCCGAAGGCATGCAGGAGGCGATAAACCTGATGTCCGATGAAATCCGCGACGCCGCACGCTGGTGCGCTTTCCGTGCCCGCGACGATCTGGCCGACCTTGAATACACGGCATTCCAAGACCAGTTCCGCGAAGATGCTGACGCAATAATCGACGCAGCCATGAAAGGATCAGAAATGGACATTCAAAGCTGGCAACAACGCTGCGACTGGGAAAGTGACGAACCCGCAGTAAAACTTATGGTCAAGGCGATGAAAGCAGAGATAGCCGAACTGCGCGCCGCGTTAGCCAGCGGGTTCCGCGAAGGGCGGAACACACAACCCGAAAGCTCCGAATCTCTCGCCACCCCTATCCCTACCAAGGGGAATGCAGACGAAGGAGAAGGCGCATGAAGCCGTTCGTTGTTGAGTTCACGTTGCGCACGGTCGTCATGGCTGAGGACGAGTCAGACGCCTACTCGGTCGCCGAAGATGAGTTCCGCGAGATTGCCAGCGATGCGCGCCCTGACGTGGACGTGGAACGCGAAGTCCACAGCGCGAAAGACTTGCCAACCGGATGGGATTTGCGTTGCATTCCCTACGGCGGCGATGGAAACACCCGGCTTGACGCCATTCTCGAAGTACTGAACAAGGAACCAGCATGACCACCACCCCTACCCCCGCCTCGCAGCCCCCGGCACCCGACGCTGCGGCGTTCTCGTGCGCCAAGCGCGCCGCCGATCCGAGCAACGAGTTTGCAGCCTGCCGCAAGTGGTGCGGCGATTGCGAGAACTGCTACTGCGTCGGCTGCGGCCAATGCACACCATCCCCAGCGCGTAGCAACAAGGATGCAGAGCGCGCGCAACCAGTGCCAGGCTTGCCTTTTGCGGACCTCGCCAGTGGGATAAAGAAATTTGAGGCTGACCGTACAGCCAAAGCCCAAGAGAGCGCCCCGAGCAGCGAAGGAATCGCAACGTGGTCTGAAAGGTACGAGGCTGACGGCCACGCGGAAAGCGGCGAATTCTACATGCAAGCCGAGATTGCCGACCTTCGTGCAGAACTTGCCCGCCGCGCTACCGCAGGCAATGCCGCACCGACCGATGTTAAGCACGGCTGGTGGGGAAAATCACCGCTCAAGAGCGACAGCGCACCGACCGATGCCACTCCTGCCGCTGCACCGGGTGATCTGACGGATGAGGAAATTATCGAACTCGACTGCCTGCGCTTGACGCATGAGGGCGATGAATACGCCGCTGCCACTTCGTCGGTCATCGAATTCGGACGCGCTATTGAGCGCCGAGTCCTCGCTGCCAGGGCTGCGACACTAGATGCAGCGAACTGGATCAGCGTAGATGAGCGCCTGCCGGAACACAACAAGAAGCGCGGAAGTTTTGGCGTCGAGGTCATCGTCTACCCGCAGCCGGAAAAAGGCGAATCGACCGCGTTCTATGGGCGCCGTCATAGCGACAAGCCTGAATTCTACAAATACGGGTCGCGCCTAACTGGGGTTACGCACTGGATGCCACTTCCTGCTGCCCCATCCCCTGTATCGCCTGTATCGCCGGTAGGCAAAAAGGAGAAAGAATAATGAGCCGCAGTGGATATTGTGACGATTACGGAGACGACGATCCTCTGGCTCTGGGCCGGTATCGCGCGCAAGTGAACTCTGCCATTCGTGGCAAGCGCGGCCAGGCGCTGCTGCGCGAACTGCTGGCGGCACTCGATGCGATGCCGGTAAAGGAACTTGTCGCGGGCGAATTGGAGGCCGACGGACAGTTCTGCGCGCTCGGCGTCGTGGGGCAGGCGCGCGGCCTGAATCTGGCGAGCATCGACACCTACGACGTTGAATCGCTCGCGCCGCAGTTCAACATCGCCGAGCAACTGGCGCGCGAAATCATGTGGGTCAACGATGAGCATGTGAGCAGTACGAAGTGGGTCGAGATTGAAATCTGCGGCCCGGTTCGTCCCTACTATCCAGATTGGGGAAAACATCGCCAAAGCGTCAATGTGCCGAACGAACACGCAGGTTTCGAGCGCTGGCAGCAGGTGCGCGAGTGGGTCGAAAGGCATATTTCTGAATCAGTAGGCGCACCAAAGGAGCAAACAAAGTGACCCTCCCATATTCCAATGCAACGAGCGGCGGCGCTGCCCTAGACGAGATCGGCAAGATCCTGACTCGGTTCGGCGCGTCGCGCTTCGGCACCATGACCGATAACCAGGCCGGCGAGCTGCTGGTGCAATTCACGCTGCGCGGCACCGATGTGTCGGTGAAGGCAAGCTATCGTGGCTACGCTGCCGCCTGGCTGCGCGAGAACCCCTACAGCGCGCGCCGCAAGGCCACAAAGGCGCAGCACGAAGCCAACGCCATCGAGCAGGCCAAGATCAGCGTGTGCTCGATCCTGCGCGACTGGATCAAGGGCCAGATAACGGCAATCGAAGTAGGCATCCTGACGTTCGAGGGCGCGTTCCTCGGCCAGATCATGCTTCCGAACGGCGGGACTATTCTCGACCACGCCGCGGCGGCCGGGTACATCAAACTGGAAGGCGGTGCAGCATGAGCACCGACCAGTACCGCGCAGGCTTTGAGGCGGCCATGACGAAGCTAGGCCACCCGATCCGCAAGGATGCGAGCGGCAACTATTTGGGCATGAACGAATACCGCTTTGAGGGCTATGTCGCGGCACAGCGCGGAACTGGGGCGACTTATCGTTACCCAACCGTGGTCGATATCCAGGCTGATGTAGCGACGGAGTCGGCAGCGATCGCAACGGCGGTGTCAGCAATGTCCGACTCGATCGAGCACTGCCCACTTAGCAACAGCCTCAGGGTGTATGCCGCCATCGAACTGGCTTTTAGATATGGCGATCGTGTCTACGTCGAAGAAGTTTTCAGCGAAGTGCTGCACCTTGGAGCGTTGAATGGAAGAGGCTAAACCGTGCGGGCGCTGCAAGCAGGTGCTGCCAATCGAATGCTTCTACTTCCGAACAGATAGGCAGCAGTACACATCGAAGTGCAAACAGTGTTTTACGGATTATCAGCGCGAGTACAAGAGCAGGCCAGAGGTGCAGGCTAGGCAACGTGCTCCAAGGGCAGAGTGGCAGAAAGCAGCGGCCGCGGTTGGCCGAAAGAATATAAGCGATGTGTACATAAAGAAACTTTTGACAGCGAAAACTAACATACGCTGTGCCGATATCCCTCGCGAACTCGTAGCACTGAAGCGAGCGCAAATAACCCTCACGCGACTTATTAAGGAAAAAGAATGACCACCATTACCGATATCCGCAACGACCTCGTCAACGTGTTCAATCGCCTGCGCGATGGCACGATGGAAGCCAAGGACGCGGTCGAGATTAACAATACCGCAGGCAAGATTATCTCATCGGTCAAGGTGCAGTTGGCCTATGCAGCGCTCCGTGGGGAGCAGCCGGTGATCCCATTCCTGCAGCCTCAGCAAGCCGTGCTGCCGGACGTCTCAGAAGAGCGCGAGACCAGGAACCCGAACCCTGAGCCGATCGATAAACATTGGCACCGCAAGATCGCTCAAAAATAAGGAGAGAACATGCAAAACACCAAGCCGACAATTCAATCGCGGTATGTCACTCTCCAAGAATGGGCCGCAATGATGTTCTCGAAGATCCCGCACGACAACACGCTTCGCCGCTGGGTGCACTATGGGCATATTCAGCCCCAGCCGAAGAAGGTAGGAAAGTCGTGGCAGGTAAAGCGCGACGCACAATACGTGGAATGAGATGGGCCGACAGAGATTAGCCAAAAACAGGGGTCTCCCGCCGAATTTGTACAAGAACTCGGCGGGCTATTACTCCTACAAGCATCCGATAAACAAAACGCAGAAAGGGCTGGGGCGCGACATGGCCAAAGCCATTCAAGCAGCGAAGGCGACAAACGCAGCGCTTGCCATGCTTGAACCATCGTCGCTCGTTGACTGGGCCCTCGGCCGTACGGATTACACGCTGGCGGCCTGGCTGCCGGTGTACCGCGAGCTGTGGGAGGCCAAGACCGAGCCGGCGGACAACACCCTGCGAGCCGCAAAAAGCCTGCTCGGCCGGCTGGCTGAATCCGACTTCGCGAAGATGCGCATGAAGCATATCGAGACGGTCCACGCCGCGGCATACCTGGAAGCGTTCGAGAAGGCCAGCGGCGCCGGCGCAGCGCGCAACATGCGAACGCGCCTGAGCGACATTTTCAGATGGGCCGAGACGCAGGGGGTTATCGAGGTCGGCAAGAACCCGGTGGCGGCAACGTTCAGCTCCGGCTACAAGGTCACGCGCGAGAGGTTGAGCCTTGAGCAGTTCTGGGCGATCCACGCGCAGGCGCCGGTATGGGCAAAGAATGCAATGATGCTGGCCCTGGTCACAGCGCAGCGGCGCGAGGATGTCGCCAACATGAAGTTTGCCGACTATAAGGACGGCTACCTGCATGTAGCGCAAGGCAAGTCGGGTGGCGAGACGAAGCTGCAGATCGACGGTGCGATCAGGCTGGCAAAGGTGGGGGTGTCGGTGGGCGAGGTGGTGGCCGGTTGCCGCGACCTGATCGTGAGCCGGCACCTGGTCCACTACGCCGCGCGCGCAGCAGGAGCAAAGCCGGGCGACATGGTGCAGGGTCCCCGCATATCCGTGGCCTTCCAGAAGGCCCGCGAGAAGGCTGGGATCGAAGCTGTTGACGGCCGCACGCCGCCGACTTTCCATGAAATCCGCAGCTTGTCGGAACGCCTCTACCGTGAAGAGTTCGGCGCCGAGTTCGCGCAGGCCATGCTCGGCCATAAGAGCGCGCAGATGACATCGAAATACGACGATCTCCGGGGCGGTTGGAAGGCGATTAACGCGAAGTGATTTCGTAAAATTTTGAACGGATTTCTGTAAAAATCGCAGACTGCCTTTAGATACGGGCGCGCTTTCAAGTGCGAATATTTACAACTGAAACGTGTCGTGTAACACAGCTTTTCATAGGTAAATCAGTGGGATAGGGCCGAAATTTAGGGGCTTCAACACCCACAATTTCCGACATTTTCACCTCAATAGAATCAAACACTTACAACTGTATTTTTGTAAGGATTTAGCGAGGGTCGACCGCGATCGACCACTCCTGCACATAGGCCGGGCCGGCTACACCTTGCGGCCGTTCTTCGCCCTTAAGCAGGATCTTCCCGTTGTGCATGCCGAGAAGCCGGACTTCGTAGAGGGGAGGGATGAGGCCGGTGCCGACCTGAGAGGCCGGGTCACGCACTTCGGCCATAAGAGTGCCGCCGACGCCGGCGACGACGACCGCGCCCTCTACCGGGACAGCGCGGGCGATGTCGTTGTCTGAGAGGCGGGCGCCACGGTCCCGGAGGCGTTTGACTTTTCCGTACATGGGTCGAGTGTAGCACTGCTGAGCTGCACCGCAGGCAGTACGACCTTGCCGCCTGCAGTGCTGAACAGGTGCACATCGCCGGCCGGCGTGGCGAGGTGGAAGTCCATCACGGCACCAGCCCATGCTCTTGTGCTGACGCCTGACAGGCCCGGCCGGTGGCCAGGTCATCCTCGATGGCCAGCTTCAGCGCGACAATATCTCGCTCAACGTCCGGTCGAACCAGCCGGCCGGGTGGATTGGTTTCATCGCCGCCGGCGGAAACTTCGGTGTCGGCCGCGCCGGCAGGTCCACAGATGGCGGAACCGACGTACACGCGCTGAGTAACAATGCGCTCACGAACAGGCTGCATCTCTTCATTTTTGGTCTCGGTGATTTTCAGGTTGATGGCGCCCTGGTGCGCAGCCAGGACGGAATTCTCTTCAGTACGGCGTAGCACGGCGACCGCATCAGCTGCGGTGCGCTCATCGACCGCGGCGGCGTGGCCTGCGGCGAACTGCGCGGTGCCGTACCAGCGCACGCCCAGCGCGCCCAGCACCACCAGGCCGGCCAGCAGGATCAAGCCCACCAGGATCCGCTCGAGGCGGCTCACGCGGCCGCCCTGGGCAGAATGTCGAACTGGGCCATGTTCCGGCCGCGCATGACGGCGATCAGGCTCTTGGTGTAGCTCGGGTCCGTGGCATAGCCAGCTTCAGCTACGGCGCGCGCCCAGCCTTCGCCGTCCCGCTCCTTGAAGCACGCCGCATAGCGTTTGTTCTTCAGGAAGAAGTCGGCTCGATCAGCGATGGAATCGGAGAGGGTCGTGTAAGCGCGGAACTTGCAGACCATTGCGACGCGCTTGCCGCCGACGACTTCATGCGTGGGCACGTCGACAGTCTTGCCCTTCCAGGCCCGGTCGGCTTTCACGCCGAACAGGTTGTTGCCCGGCGCACGCTCGCCCCAGCCGGACTCGAGCGCGGCCTGGGCCAGGGTGAAGGAAGCGGGAATACCGTGGGCGCGCTGGCAGGCCTGCGCGGCCGGCAGTAGCATGGCGATGAAGGCGCTCGGCGGCATTACAGCACCTCCCGCACTTCGCGCACGATTTCGGCCAGGTCGGCGTCGCGGCGCTTGTCGATGTACTTGAACAGCGCGCGCACGATGCCCCAGGCGGGCAGGCCGCACGCGAACACGACGGCCAGCATAGCGACCATGCCGAACGGGTCTTCGACCCAGTGCTGGATACCAAGGTAGCGCACCAGTGCCGCGCCGCCGCCGATCGAGCCGACGAGCGTGCAGATCAGGGCCACGCGCCATTCCTGGTCGCTCTTGGGCTTGGTCATGGCCATGACGACGAAGGCAGCCAGGCCGGCGCCGATGGCGCCCATTCCGGCCAGGCCACCGATGATCTTCCAGCCGGCTACACCGGCGGCTGTGCCAGAAAAGGGTTCGCTCATTTTTTGTGCTTTCATTTTTAGGAGGATGGCTGCAGGCGGGTTAATAGCCGTAGGCGATGTAGTTGATTCGATAGGTGTCGCCCGGCGTCGCGCCGGTGATGGTGAACGACGCGTTGTCCTTCGTTGAAGCAGCCGTATTGACGGACAGACCGGGGTTCGACACGCCTTCGCCGAAGCACGGAATGACCACGATGGTGTCGGTACGGAAGGGGCGGTCATAGGCGCGCGTGATCGTCTCGGTCGACGAACCAACCGTGTGCACGAAGGTCTCCACGCGCAGCTGCTCACGGCCGCGGTCACGGGAATAGTGCGAGCCGTTCGACAGCTCCATCTGCAGCGTGTCGTCGGCGCTGATGGTGGTGCCGATCTCGCCGTAATAGCCGAGGTCGGAAAAGCCGGTAGTGCGCGTGTTGCAGTTCGAGATCGACGAGCTGGCGGCCAGCAGGTTGCGCAGGCCCAGGTTCTCCACTCCCAGGTTCAGGTTGTCGATCTTGGCGTCGATCGTGCAGCCGGCCACGTCTGCGCCGAGCTTGACGCCGGTCGACTGCGATCCGATGCGCGAACCGAGTCCGATGATGGTCACGCCGCTCAGGCGATGATTCTCATTCGACAGGTTGCCGGTGGCCGAGAAGTCAAAGCCGACCGATGGGGCCGTGGTCGAGTTGGTCACGTACACAAGTGTGTCGGACGCGATCACCTGGGCGATATCGATACCCTTGACGGCCGTCTCGGTCACGTTGATGTGCGAGGCGGTCAGCAGCAGGAGCGGCTTTTTACCGCCGGCGACGGTCGTGGCTTGCCAGTCGATGCCGATCTTCCCGCCGACAATGACCATGTGCGACGCGTAGACGCCCTCGCAGCGGCCGCGCACTCGCATGCCGACACCGACCTGGTTGGCGCGGTAGTTGTCGATCGCGAACTCGACCGCGCTGTAGTCGCCAGTGCTGTTCAGCGAGAGCGCAATGCCGCGGTTGGACGCGTCCTGCGCCTCCATGTCCCGCAGGCTCGGAAAAGTCACGTTGCGCAGTTCCTGATGGACGTCCCAGTAGGCTGCGTCGCTCGCGCCGTTCGTGCGCAGGTCCTGCAGGTCGACGGCGACCTGCGTCTCGTTCACCTGGCCAGCGGGCGGCGTGTTGATGATGCTGATCGCAGCACCGCCGCCGGCACGCTCGGTCTCGATATCGAGTCCGCTGATTCGGACCGCGGTCTTGTTACCCTGGGCTTGGCCGCCCGCATTGCTGCTGTAGGTGACCGCGATGCCGCCAGCCGACGCTTCGGAGAACAGCAGGCGGGAGGCCTCGCGGCCGGCACCGACCAGGATGAAGTCCTGGCCGATTGACAGCGAGGCGCGGATCGGGGAAATCAGACGCAGCGTGGCGCCGGCCGGAATGCGGACGGGGAGGCCGGTAGCGATGGCGGCCGTCATGAAGGCGTCGGCAGGAATCACCCCGCTCGGGTCGGCGCCGAGCGCTACCGGGTCAGCCCAGGCGCGCAGTTTGGAAGCATTGGTCAGTGCGTTAGTCATGGGATTCCTTTAAACGATGCGGATTTTCAGGGCATTGCCGGTGCGGTAAACGCCGTTGAGGGGAACGCCACCGGCAGCAGCGGCTGCGTCGTCCGCATAATTTCGGACACCTTCCATGACTGGCACTCCGACACCTTTGGGCTTGATGACAATATGGATATTCGGGTCATCACCTTGGGCGGTCAGGGCAGGGGAGGTACCTGCGACGCCTGGCTCTGCCTGCAGGTATGCGACAGCTGCTGCGTCCGTGGCCACATTGAAA